GATCCCAAAGGGCATCACCCCAGCAAACTTTGATGTAGTGAAAAAGACTTTACAAACAGCAATCGACTTTGATTGGAAGAAAACCAAAACTGTAGAAGAGTTGAGAAAGGCAACTGGTATGACTGTTAGAGATGCAAGAGATATTGTAAGTAATGAATTTGAAGGAGTTAAAAGATGGGAGGACGATTCATAATAATCGTCTTGAAGATGAGTGAAAGAGCTGAATGGGCATGGTTGGTAGAGGATGATGATATAGATGAGTAAAGTATTTTGCATCAAAAAGGTTAAATTTTATGTAAGTAAGGATGAGGATGAGGATGACTAAACGATTTCACAAATGTGATGAAACTTGTAAAGTAAATCATACTTCAAAGGTTGTAAAAAATAAAAAGTTAAAAAAACAACCAAAAAAATATGTGGAAACTGAGTTTGGAAACATACCTGTATCTACTAAAACAAAACCAGAGGTTGTAAATGTCTATAAATTTTCTCCAAAAACTTATAACATGATAGAAATCATGAATCTTGTTGAAAAAATCAACAATAAAAATGAAACCAACAAGGTTTTGGAAAAAACACTCATAACATTGAGAAAGTTGGAGAAAGATATTGCCTGAAAAATTAGAAACCAACGAAAACGCAAACGACATGACCAAAAAGCTTTGGGAAAAACACCAAGCTGATGAATATACCAAAGTTAATGAGTATAAGGAAGGTGTTTGTCTTGGTTGTATGAAAGTAGACCGAGCAGCTGCTACAATCGCAGATATTTGTGGTGATTGTGCTGGAAAAAAGGGTCGTGAACCTCTTTTAGCAAAGGTTTGTGACAAATATTACGGTCTTTGCTTCTTTTGTAATCACTATAAATTCAATATTGAGCAGGTAAACGGTAGATTCTGTAATACTTGTCATAGTAGAATAGCAAAAATCACAAAAGAATATAATAAAAAAGGTGGATTTATGAAAGTAGATCCATTTTGGATTAAAATGCGTAAATCCCATGGAAAGGACTTTAAGAAAATCCTAGGTGGTAATAATCACTCTAATCGCCGTTAATTTTACCTTTTTTTAATATCATATATCTTTTTAAGTCAGGTGGAGTAAGTAAGAATTCCAATAATGTTTCTATATTACTTAGTTTATTGTTTGTTTCTACTAATAACTCCTCGACTTCACCAAGTACAAAATCAAACTTCATCACTATTCTCCAAAATGAATATCATACGGTCATTCTTAAAATCATAGTAACGTTTATCGTAATCTATCTTACATTTACCCTCTCTAAACCCAAAATATCTGCCTACTCTCATACTTAGGAGTGGTTTTCTCAACAGTTTAGAACCGATTCTAAAAGAGAATCGTTTTGGGAAAAATTCTAATTGATTATTCTTATAATTGAATCTCATTTTACCATGAGTGACCAATTTTTCATCACCTTCTAACCATTCTTTTGCATTATCTTTTCTAAAATGAACTATACTTCTATTCAATCTTGGTTGTTCTTTCATATTATTTGAATTTGTGACCACCCAAAGTTTATCACTCTTTACATATAGGTCTATGAGAGGCATCTTATGTTCAATATCATCAGCGTTTGTACCATAAATCTTGTTAAACATATTCAATGTCTCAAAAACATGTATAGAAGTAGCCATTACACAATTACAACAATACTTATTTATAAAGCCTTTTAAACATATTGGTATGGATGAAAAATGTAAAAAGTGTAAAATAACCAAATATGGCTACACTGATGGACAACATTCTATATTTATCTGTTTTAAATGTGGTAGATATGATGGTATAAGTGGTGGAGATATTTCGTTTATTAATAAAATAAATGAGGAACCTATGATGTTATTATTAATGATTAAAGATAAAACACTCACACCTATAAGTTAATTTATATACCTTACTATCATTGAATATTTTATGGAACAGATATTTACCTCGTTAATAGAGCCTATATTGTTAACCATCGTGATAGCAATAGGTGGAGGGGTATTTACTTTCTTTAAAAAAATGAGTAAGACACAAAAAGACCTATGTGAGAGGGTGACAATGTTACAAAAAACTCTAATCATACTTGCAAAGGCTGTTGACAGACAGACAAACAGATCACATCCAGAAAGTAATAGTGATTTGGATGATCTGGTTAAGGAACTTTTAGACGATTAGTCACAAATATGACAATAAACCTTAAATAATGATTACAAATCAAGGTTGAGTATGATTGATCCATTATTAATCACAGTCCTTGCCGTAATTGGTGGGGGAGCAATGAATACCGTAAGAGGATATTTAGGTGCAACAGGAGAAGCTTACTCTGCTAAGAAATTCTTTGGTGCATTGATTGTATCTACTTTTGCAGGTATTGCAGTAGCTCAGACCTTGAGTATTGCAGGAATTGGTCTAGTTGAACTAGTCCTCATCGGATTGACCGTTGGTTTCTCCGTAGATTTCGCAGTATCCAAAGCAAAAAAGTAACAGTAAGTATTTTTTAAAACCTTACTTTCTTTCCTTTTCTACCTAAAAAACTTTATAAGTAATGTATTAGTCAAGGTTTATATATGACAGATGATGTATTTTTTAATGAATTCGTCACAAAAGACCTACATCCTATAGATGGTGCTCAACGATTCTTCGAAGGTTATCTTACAGTGCAAGTTAAAGATAAGCAAGGAGAAATCACAATAGTTGACGAGTTAATCAAGGTACTTCCAATCTGGATGGATAGAGGTGCACCTATCAGTGATACACATTCCAATAGAATCATAGGAAAAGGTATCTCATATGCTAAAGTAGATTATAAAACTAAAGATGGTAACTTGTTACCAGCAATTAAAATTACAGGTAAAATTCATCAAGATTATCATCTAGACAATGAAATCTGGAATAAGATTAAGAGTGGTGAGTATAAAGGACTATCATTTGGTGGTGCAACAAAAGCAAACAGAACCCCAAAGATACTAAAAGATGGTAGTGTTGCTTATGAACTTAAATCATTAGAACATTATGAGGTTGCAGTATGTAAAGACCCAGCAGTTCCCCTAGCATTAATTACAGATTATAATCCACTCGCAAAGGCAGTTACAGACAATGTGGAACGAAGAGAAGATGGTAAAATGGTAATCAAATGTAGTAAATTCGGCTGTACTGTTGAAAAGGCAGAAGATCTTTCAAATGCAGATGGTGATAAACCTAATTTATATAATAATAATAATGAGAAAGAAAACCGTGGTGAATCTGTAGATGATGAAGATGATGCTAACATTACTCCAGAAGAGAAGAAAAAAGATGGTGATGTAGGTTATGGAAGTGTAAGACATAGTAGTAAAGAATATGATACTAATCAAGAAAGTTCACAAGTTACAGAAGTAAAAGAGTCCGAAGAGTCCGTAAAAGAAGAGGAAGAAGATAAAAAGAAATCAGGTTATCAAACAGAAGATGGAAACAATCAAATAGGAGGTCAAGGTGCACCAAAAAATACCGAAAACTATATTAACTCTACTTATAAAGATTCTGGTAAGGATATGGAAGATATACAAAAATCTGGCAAAGAATTAAAAGACGACAAAGAAGAGGAATCTTCTAAAGACGAAGAAAAAGTTGAAAGACAAGATAAAAATGCATCTTTCCAAGAAGCAATCAAATCCAACATCAGTACATTAACTGACGTTATAAAGTCACTCGCAGAAACTCAAAAAGACGTTAGTTCTACACTAGTAGCTATTGATGACAGATTGAAAGCATTGGAAACCCCAACCGACTTACCATTGAAGCCTAGTACTTCAGCAAGTGAAGACGTTGGTGCAAAAGTAACTGTACCAGACACCTATCAAGCAAACTCTGTGCAAGCAGGACTTGATGATGATAAATCTGGTGAGGATAAGCCAAAAGCAGATCCAGCAGGACTTAAAATGCAAGAGAAATCTAATTTCGACTTTACTACCGAGACTCCAAGACCTAATGCAGCCGTTGAGACAATTAACAAATCTACAACCGATATGTCATTTGTACTCAAAGATGCAAGAGAAGGTGGAAATCTAAGTGTAGTAGCAAGAGACATTCTAGCAGGCAAGTATTATACTCCAACACCTGACGAAGTAGGAACATACTAAAATGACTCAAATCAGAACAATCGATGAGCTTGAGGCACAATATTATGGACACAATCGTAACCTTCTTAGAAAAGCAGATGCTCCATCAACTACCAGTACTGCTGGTATGTTTAACGCCATTTTTGGTGCTTATGCATGGGCTCAACTTAACTTAGAAGCAAACGCATTCGGCATTCTCCCAAAATACCCTTGGGATAAATCTGGATGGAGGGTTATTACAGCAAAACCAACATTGAACACCAACCAAAGTAACACCGTTCTCGGTGGAACAGCAGAAGGTGGCAATATTGCTGAGACAATCAAACCAACTGTACAAGAATTAGATGTCAAACCAAAAACAGCTCAGTTGCCTTTCAGTGCATCTGAAGTTATGGAATGGCTATCAACTCATTCAAAAGACGACATTTGGGGTGGACTTGGTTCACTAAGATTGTACATGGCTGTACAACACAAAGAGTTCATTAATAGAATGCTTTTAGCAGATGTTGAAAGCGATGCAGCTGCCAGTGGTGGTTCTAACCATACTGGTACACAAGACTTTGAATCACTAGACAGAATTGTTTCATCCGATGCTGAAGAAGATGCATTAGGTGGAAGTGACTCTGGCTATTATGATCCATGGGCTGCTGATGCTACCGTTGACAGAGATGGAAACGGTGGAGAATTTGACTGTACAGTAGAATCTGCTTCTGGTACAATCGGTACTGACGGTGTATTGACTGACGATGTTCTAAGAACTTTCTTACGAAAGATTAGAATCGCAGCAGGTAAAGATCCAAATGTATTCCTAGGCTCCCATGAAGTCTACTCTGAGATACAAGGCTTATACATGCCAAGTGTCCGTATTGCAAATCCTTACGGTGAGCAATTAGTTCAAGTAGACGTAAACGGTATCCAAACCTTTAAAGGTACAGGTACTGGTATTCATGTCGACTCTATCTATGGAATTCCATTCATTCCAACCAAAGATGCACCATCTAATGGTTCAACTGAAGTAGGAAGACTCTTCGCACTAGACACTAGTGATGCAGAGGGCTATGGATACCCAAGAATCGGAATTCAAGTGGCTATACCAACCGAGTATTACGAGGCAACTAGAAGATCTGCTGGTTATCCATTCGTGAACAATGCTTTCGTTGAGAAAGGTGTGTTCAGAACAATGGGTGAGACAGTTTGTAGACACTTTAAATCCCAAGGCAAGATAAGAGACATAAAGCTTTAGGGAAGTCGTAAACATCACTAATACCCCTTTTTTATTTTTTAAATTTAAACCAAAAGGTTTATATTAAGTAATGTATCTTACATTGTCATGGAAAGTGAAAAGAGAAGATTACAAAAGAAATTGTGGAGAGATAATAATAAAGAAAAAATACAACAATATCGTATAGATAATAAAGAAAAAATTGCAAAATTAAAACATGATTGGAAAGTAAATCATAAAGAAGAAGTGTCAGAATATAATAAACAATATAGGTTAAATAATCCTGACAAAATGAAAGAGAAGGAAGATCGTTATCGTAATAAGCATAGAGATGAATTAAATCGTAAAGGTAGAGAAAGATATCATAATAATCGTGATAGTAGACTTGATCAAGTTAAAAAATATGCAAGTAAACACAAAAAAGAAAAACAAGAATATGACCGTAAATATCGTATAGATAATATAGAAAAAAGAAAAATACAGGATAAAGAATATGGTAAAAATCATCCAGAAGTTAGACTTCGAAATAATATCAAAAGTGTTAGTAAAATAATGGATAAAGTTGGATATACCAATACAACCGAATATAATTTTGCTTTACTGTCATGGTCAAAGTCGGTTAAAAAGAGAGATAATAATACATGTAAAATATGTGGCGGGGTGGGTGACATTGCTCATCATATTGAATATAAATGCAGAAAACCAGAATTATCATTGGATATAAACAATGGGGTTACTCTTTGTAGTGAATGTCATAAGGATTTTCATTCTTTAAATGGGTTCAAGTAACTTTATATATTAGATAATTATCTAATCATTCATGGCAATCACAATCGAACAAAATGCCGACCACAAAAGTCTTACAGGAAAGACACTATCTATCCAAAGCGAACTGACATCAAAGTTGAAAAGTACCATTGTTGACGTAACATATGGTGCATCTGACAACTACGCTACGAATGGTAATACTGTCGATCTTTCATTAGGTGGTAGAATTAGTACCGTCATTGGAGCAGAAATACTCCACAGTGACAAAGGACTATTACTGCAATATGTTCCAGCAGCAGCAGGAGCAGCAGCCACTGGTAAAATTAAGGCTTATGGTCAAGAACCAACAAGTGCAACATCAACAGTTATAGCACTTGGGGAACTAGATAATGCTGATACGGCAGTCAATTCCATGACCATTCGTATTAGAATAATCGGTTTCTAGACTAAGAATAGACGATAAGGCATATCGGCTACTAGTCATTTTTTCTTTTTTTAATACCGTAAAAACACTAACATTTATAACAAACCTTGTTATTTATTGATTAATGACAAATATGCCACCATGTATGCAAAATATAGTCAAAAAAATCAAATCCAAGAAAGATGTTAGTCATCAAGAAAGATACGTGATTACAACATATCTATTGGGTATCGGTACGAGTGAAACAGATATAAAAAATCTTATGGTATTATTACCTGACTATAATGAAATAGTGTTTAGTCATCAGTTGAATGAAATGTCAAAACCAAAATATGAAATATCTTCATGTTCAAAGATCATTGATATGACTGATATATGCACACCAAACTCTGAATGTATTGATTTAATCAATCCATCAGATTATTAATTTTTTTAATAACGTTTATATTATACATTATTATATTAATAATAGTCAAGGACTTACGTTTAAGGCGTTTGGAATTAGGGCTATTATCAGTAGCTTCTAATTCCTTTTTAGTAACACTTTTATTATATTTAATCCATATACAATCATGACACATCATGATATGAAATTATCACATTCCATGATAGAAAAACACCCACATTTAATATCAGGATTAATAGAATATGAGATGAAACGAACCGATAACATACATGGAATCCATTATGTTAAAACCCCTGACTCAAAAACTGAGGGTGGTTATCTACATGTTATATCCTTTGAATATTAATAATGTTTATATATGACTAAATATGTATCATATGTATGGTTGAGTTAAATCATAATGCTATAACTGTAAATTCTGACACTACAATCAAAGCTGCTCATGGAGTAGTTGTTGCAGTTCATGTGACCAAAGCAGGTGCCAGTGGTGACAAAATTGTATTAAGAAATGGTACTACCAATTCAGATACAATAGAATTTACTGTCTTTGGTGAAGGTATTCAAAATATTCAAAGTATTAATAGAAGATTTGAAGATGGTATTCGTGCAGATATAACTGGTTCAACTGCTGAATATCTTATAGTATTCAAATAGAATCTTTAAATATCAAGTGACTTTATATATTACATGGTTACTACCACCACATACTGTTCTGTCAATGATATTATAGACTTTTTAAGAGTTCCTATCACTTCAACCACTACTCCAAACAAGGAAATGGTTCGCAAGATTATTGCTAGGAAAGAGGAAGAATTAGACAGAAGAATAGGTCACACTTGGAAGACCAAAAAAATTACCAGAGAAATTCATGATTTACCACTATTATACACATTTGGTTGGGGTACCCCACTTTTCCTGCAACACAGAAATATTTTACCATTTGATTCTTCACAAGGTGATAAAATAGAGGTTTGGAAGGGTGCAAGTGCTGAATGGGAAGATATTGTTAACAGTACACAATGGTATCATGCTGAATATGAGTATGGTAAATTATTCCTCAGAGGTTATATTTTCACTATCCTAAGAAAGAATAGAGTTAGAGTTACCTATAGATATGGTGGTGAAAACTATGCTGGTGATACAACAATACCACTAGACATTACCGATGCCATTATTAAAATGACTGCAATAGAGGTAATGAATACATCATTCCGTATGGACGAGATTCCAAGCGGTGGAAGTGTATCTCCTAGCGAGAGTAAGAGATTTTGGCAGGAAGACATTGATTTATGTGTCTCTAACCGTAGAGAAGTATTTGTAATACCATAATGTTTCTTAATAGTATACGTGGTAGAATAGTTAAAGCAATTAACAGGGTTCATTCTATAACAAGTAAGGGTGGAAGTGCTAGGGTTTTACATGAAGATGATGAATTAAAAGATGACGAGATACAGTTAGGAAGGGTTGCTATCCCAATACCAGATGATGTTGAGAAGGACTCTATAATGTTAGATGAAGATTTATCCAATGAATCATTGTCATTGGTAGTTACAAATGTCATTCAAGATGTTGATAAACAATATACTGAAAAAGAACCATATGATGATGTATTAGATCCAACCCCTTCTCCAATAACTGCTGACAGTAAACCTACATTACCTGACGGATGGTCTACTGCATATTACCCAGCTGGTGGAGAAACTGGTGGTAAACCCCACATTCCATCCATCAAGGAATGGGTTAATAATGTCAAGTTAAATCATATGACTACTGAAGATCTACAACATGAATATGGTAAGACATTTAATAAAAAAGTGCCAATCACATGGAATAACAAGATGAGAGATGATATGGTTGATTCCATAGCATTTATGGTTGCTAGAAAAATATGGTATGTAGGAAGGAGACCTAGTTCCATGACTGATGCTGAATGGGATGAACATACCAAGCATATGAGACCTCATCAAGGCTCGTTTAGTAAAAATGAACACTGGGAAGATGGTTTTCCTTATGGACAAGAATATACTTATAGAAGTTGGGGTCATGAAGAGATAATGGAGTTAAAAACCAAAGGGAAGTTTTCATATTGACCATCACAACATATGATGAAACTTATATGTATCGAAGTGGATACATACAGTAATGACTATAACAACATGTACAGTAAATGGATGTAAAACTACATCAAAAGTTAAAAATATGTGTGAGAAACATTATATGAGAAATCGTAGATATGGCTCTCCATTCATATTAAAACGTAATAAATATGCTAAATGTATTAAATGTGGTGATCCACATATGGCTAGAAAATTATGTAAAAAACATTACCAAATGTTTATGTATCATAACAGTCCAAAATATAATATGATGTCAAAATTAGCCAATAAAAAATGGAGTCAAAAAAATCCACGTTCTCATACTATTTCAACATCAGGAGATACTATAGAATTACAGATAGCAATGAATAATGTTAGAAAACGTGATAATAATAAATGTAAATGGGCAAATTGTGATAAAGATAATTTTAATTCTAGTATTCATGTACACCATATATACCCTAGATCTGAATATCCAGAATTATCATTATATGAACCATATATGATATGTTATTGTAAAGAACATCATTCTGAATGGCATAAGTGTAGAGGAGATGCTTGTTATGGATTAATTGGAGGTGTACAATCATAGTAATCACAACATATGATGCAGTTGATGATATTATTGAATTAATTAGATCCAAATGGTCAGATTTAAGACCACCTCACATAACTAAGGTATGGGAAAAGAGAACTGTTGGATTTATAGATGACAGAAGTGATGAGATTGTTGTCTCCCCAAAAGGTGAAAATATACAGTATTTTGGTCTAGGTGGCAGTTCATTCTTTCATGAACAGATAATTGAATTGGATATACGCACATATCAAAATATTAAAAGACATAACAAGGTAGTCAAAGAAGTTGTAAAAATCATCAAAGATAACATAGTTGGCACTACATATACCGACTTACGAGTAATAGGTTCATTTAGTAGAAATTATCAGTTTCGTAACATGTTTGATTATGTTATAACAATATCATATAGAAAAGCAGATCCCTCTTAAAAATCTTTATATAGTAATAGACTGTTTATTATATCATGGTAGTTTATACTGGTGGATCGTCATCTGTAGTTTATGGATATGAATCTACCTTTGGTACAGCAGTAACACCAACAGATTCATTTGGTCTACAACAAAAAGTTACTGGATTATCACTTAATACCAGTCAAATTATTCTTAATAAATTAGGTCAAGTAGAACCAACTAAATTTGCTTTCGGTCAACAACAAGGAAGTGTAAGTTTAGGATTTGTTTTTGATAGTGCTCAATCTTATAAAATATTTGATTCTCTTTATGGTACTCCAAGTGGAACCACAACTAAAGTTTATCCAGCAAATGCAAGTATATTTACAGGAACAAGTGGTATAAGTGTATCTCCAGCAGCACCAAAATCACTAACTACAAGAATTCAAGTTAATGCAGCAAGTGTATTTACAAGAACATTGAAAGGATGTATTGTTAATTCTCTTGGTATAAGTACAAGTATTGGTGAAACAGTAAATGGTACTATAGACATGGCTTTTGCAGAAGAAAGTACTGCTGATATCACAAGTGCATCATTTGTTCAACAAGATGCAGGTGCTAACAATCAGCCAGCAGATCCATATACATTTGCTCATGGTGAATTAAAAATAGTTCCAAATGGTGGAAGTACATTAACCACAGTAGCAGAAATACAAGATGTTGATGTTACATACACTTCTAATGCAGAATTACTTTATGGTATTGGAAGTCATCATGCACAATCTGTATTTAGAAAAGTGTTTGATATTGGTGGTAGATTTAGAACATCATTTAAAGATAAAACATTATTACAATATGTTATAGATCAATCAATCATAGGTACTGAAACTGAAACGATTGCAGAAGATTCCAATGTTGGTTTATCATTAACATTTACAAATGGAACAAAGAATATTACACTAGAATTTGGTGGAGTTTCATTAGTAGATCATAGTGAGACTGGAGTAGAACCAGTAGAACCAGTGTTTGAAGAAATTAATTGGAAAGCAAAATACTCTAAAGTATCAGTAACTTCATAGGTTTATATTGTAGTAAGCCTTATAAATAACCTATATTAATATTTGGTAATGACTTTAATACCAATAGAAATTATGTATGGTGGTAAAAAGGAAATTATAGAATTTGAGGATTCTCTCACATTTGGTGATACTGAAATGTTAATTGGTAATTCTGTTGATCTTAGTGATGTAACAAAACCAAAAATAGACTTGCAAAATTATAGATTAAATTTACTAGCACTTACAATTAAAAAAGCACCATTTAAAACAGGGGATATTACAGCCATTAAAATGACAGATGCAAAAGTCATAAAATCGATACTAAAGGAGATAGTGAAGGTACACCCTTTAACGAGTTATATAGAGGACTGGATGGAAACATTCATAAGCTCAGAGGAACTGAGCAAGTTAGATACACCATCTACTACCATTGTGCCACCCAATTCGGATGGGACAAAGAAACGGTTGACAAACAAGAAATAAACTATTTGAAGAAATTATTTTATACACATAAAGTTACTATGGAAGAGGCTGAACGTGAGAATAAAATACCTCCAATGCCTCGTAACATGACTAAAAACTTTAAATAGAAATACAATATTTATATATCATGGTGGATGAGACTAATATTGAAAGAGAATATGTAAAACTTTTATCACAATTAACAAAACAAACACAATTACTAGAAAAGACATTTAGTATTTTAGAAGATAAAGTATTAAGAACTAATACAAAAATTGAATCACAGATTATAGCCCAAGAAGAATGGACTAAGAGGGTAAAGTCAGATAATAGAACTGCAAATTTATTTTCAAAAGTAAAAATTAAAGAACTAGAACAGGCTGGTGACTTATACAAAATAAGAGAAAAAGAAATTAAAGGTAGAAAAGATATGGCAAAAATATTATCTGCTGATAAACAAGCAAGAATTGCTGATAACAGGATAAGAGCAAAAGAAAGAGAGGATTTGGAAGAAATTCATCAAGAAGGTGTGAAACGTAATATTCTTATGAGAAAGGCAATGCAGGGCACAACTGATAAATTTAATTTTATAACAAGTTCACTTACACAAGGTAGAGGATTAATACCAACTCTTGGACTTTTAGGAAAAGGTGCTTATAATTCAGCAGTATTATTTAAAGCAAAGGAACGAGCACAAGCAGAGTATGATGCATCAGTATCAGGTGGTGCCAGTAAAAAAATACAACTTCAAAAAAAGAAATCATTAATTCAAGCCACACAAGATTATAATACTTCAACAGTAGGGGATAAACATTTAAAAAGTATAAGTGAAAAACTTGCAAATGCAGGATCATTTTTTGAGAATCATATGACTGGTATACTTATAGGTGCTGGAGCTGCTGGTGTATTAATAGGTGTGATTAAGAAAGCAGTTAGTGTATCTCCAATGTTTCAACAAATGATGAAATTGATGAATTTTGCAGTAACTATGGTACTTCGACCTTTGGGTGACTTTATAGGATTCTTCCTAAGACCTATACTTATATTATTACTTAGAAAGTTTATACTTCCTTGGTTTAAGCTGATGCATGCCCCACTTACAGAAGCAGGTGCAGCAGCAGGTGAAGTTGTTGTTACATTATTTGAAAATTTAAGTGGTGCAAATGGGGCATTTAAACAATTTGAAACAGCATTGGCTGCAATTATTACACCATTTTTAGCTAAATTCACTATTAATGCAATGAAGAGTTTATTCAAAGATGTATTACCCGAACCAATTTGGTTAAAAAAACTGATAATTAAAATGCCACTCATGCCTGACTGGGTTAAAAAATTATTTGCTATAACAGATGATGTTGTTAATGTAGATACTTCTGGTGGTGGTAATGTTAGTAGTGGTACATCAGAACCAGCACCAAAACCAAAACCAGCACCAAAACCAAAAACAACAAGTAGTACTGCACCTTGGATCAAAGATGGTAAACATAATCCTAATTGGAACAATAAACCAGCATTACCAACACCAACTGATGAACCTATAAAGAAAACATCATCAATTAAAGATAAATCAATCATAAAACAATTACAAGATAAATTCGAACAAGTTCAGAAAAAAGTGACTGGTAGGAGGTTTGGAATACCATCAAGTGTTAGTAAAGCC